ATTAAACGACACCGAGCAAACATTGCGGGAATAAATCAAGAGCTAGCTAGCCGTGAAACACCCCGTGAAACGTCCAAAATTGACCAAGGTGAAGAGAATGTAGCAGAAACGACTAAGGATAGCACTGAGGGATAATATGCCACTAAAATCAGGTAAAAAGAATATAGGTAAAAACATCCGTGAACTCATGGCAGACAATAAGAAGTCTGGTAAAGCACGCGGAGCTAATGGAAAACCACGGTCTAAAGCTCAGATACTAGCAATAGCGCTGAACGTAGTAGGTAAGAAGAAATAGTATGGCTAAAGGAAACATGTCACAACGTAAAGATAAGAAGAAACCTAAGAAAGGTTGCTAAGTATTGCACTTGATAATATATAGTTTATACTGTCAATATGGAAGAACGGATTAATACGGAATTAAAACGGAAACCTGATGGAACTTTTGCAGAAGGTACTGCACCAGGACCAGGAAGACCAAAAGGTAAAACAATGAAAGAATTTGCTCGTGAATATTTTATGCTTAAATCAGATGCAGAAAAGATAGAATACATAGAGAACCTAGAGAAAGTAAAACCAGGATTTGCATGGACTATGGGAGAAGGAAATCCTAAACAAGATACAGACATAACAACAGATGGGAAACCACTCACTGTGCAAGTAATGAAATTTGATGCCAACAATACAAATTCCACACCGCTTTAGTCCACGTGAATATCAGTTACCACTCCTATCTGCACTCGATAGTGGTACTAAACGTGCAGTAATCGTTTGGAATCGCCGAAGTGGAAAGGATAAAACATGTTTTAACTATATGATTCGTTGTGCAGTTGAAAAGGTAGGTACATATTTCTATTTTCTCCCTTCATATACTCAGGCTAAAAAAGTTATCTGGGACAACATTGATAACAATGGGTTTAAGATGTTAGACCATATCCCTAAAGAACTTATCAAAGGAACTAATGGTACAGAACTAAAGATAGAATTGATAAACGGGTCTATCATTCAACTTATCGCAGCAGATGAATTTAGTAAGTCTGGTGTGGGTACAAACCCTATCGGTGTCGTCTTCTCAGAGTATTCAATCACTGACCCAAATGCCTGGAAGTTCGTATCTCCTATTCTTGCTGCTAACAATGGGTGGGCAATATTTAACTTCACCCCTCGTGGAATGAACCACGCACACACGCTGTTACAACAAGCCAAAGAGAATGAAAAATGGTTCTGGCAAATACTCACGGTAGATGATACACATGTATTTACACAAGAAGCACTGGAAGAAGAACGCAAGAACCACCCGCAAGATTTCTTTGAGCAAGAGTATTACTGTAAGTTCGTAGAGGGTGCTGGACAATTCTTTAAGCGTATAGACCAGAACCTTATAGAAGAGACTGACAAGGTAGAGGGGGGGCATAGATACCAAATGGGAGTAGACCTAGCTAAGTATCAAGACTTTACCGTTATAACTGTTATTGACCTTCACACATTCAATGTTTTAAAGCAGGAACGGTTCAACCAAATTGACTGGAATCTACAGAAAGCAAAGATAGAAGCCATGTATTTACGCTATGGAAAGCCATTGATTTATATGGACTCAACAGGAGTGGGTGACCCTATTGTAGAGGATTTGATGAAACGTGGACTGCACGTAGAACCTTATAAATTCACTGAAGCGTCTCGTAAGGACCTACTAAATAACCTAGCTATAAAACTTGAACAAGGAAAGATTCGAATACCAGACAATGATATACTCAAGAATGAGCTTAGAAGTTTCCACTACACCGTAGGAGACACTGGTAAAATACGGCTTGTAGTACCTGAAGGATTGCACGATGACACGGTATTCTCACTTGCTCTGGCGTGTTGGAATTTACCAGAGAACCCATTACCAGTGCAAGGCTCAATTAGATTTATGAACAATCAAAGACGCCAAGATAATACAAACACCAGTTATGAATAGTGATGAAGCAGCACTCATTGAAATAATACGTAATCTAAAGCCTTACGAATCTATTGAAATTAAAATGGATGAGAATGGCAAGATTGTGTATACGTACACTCGAAAGGAACGGCACATTTTCTTGACACGTATCTAATAACACTTGTATACTCATGTAGTGCAATAAAGCTAATTAAGCGCTGCGCCTCCTTTGGGGGCGTTTTTCTATGGTAGGATTCGACATTTTTGGACAAATCAAAAAAGAATTACAAGAATTTAAAGACGAGAAAATATATATCGCTGGGTCAGATAACAGCGAAAATGCTCGGTATTTACTACGTGAGAATAAGGGATATTTCTTCTCACAGTACGATACGGTCAATCTTATTGAACTTTACTACAACTCAAAGTTTGAAACGGGAGCTATAGACTCAGAAGGACAGCGTAAACTCTTCCTCAATATCTGCGCATTTCGTTCTGATGTAGCAAGTAAGATGATTGACCTTGATACAAAGGACTTTGTGTTTATACCTGATGATAAATCTAGTAAGTGGGGTGCATGGTTCATACAAAAAGAGTTTAAAGCGTGGGCTAGAGAGTCTTATTTCGGTGAATTTCTCAATGACTTGGTAGAAAACTATCCTAAATACGGTACTCTGGTGGTCAAGAAGGTTGGTAAGAAGCTAGAACGTGTACCACTTCGTACTCTAGTAAACCAAGTAGATGCTAAGGACCTTAAAACAGCTACACACGTCATTGAAATCCATCAGAACTTCACCAAACAAGACTTCGCTAAGTATCCTGATTGGAATACTAAAGGGATTGTGCTTCCATTTGGTCAGAAAACAACCGTATACGAGCGTTATGGATTTGTACCAGCAGAGTTTTATTACGAACAGATTGGCAAGTCCTGTCCCAAGGATGAAGAAGGTACAAATGTTGACGTGCTTACCATCACCACACTAGCTCAGGATAAGAAAGGAGAACCTACAGGCTCATTGCTCTTTATCGAAAAGGTACAGGAACGACCATATCTCGAAGTTCACTGGAAGCGACAAGATGGACGATGGCTTGGAATCGGAGAGGTTGAGAATCAATTTGAAAACCAGATTGCTCGAAACATGATTGCAAACCTTCAACGACGTGACCTATTGTGGTCTTCTAAAAAGATGTTCCAGTCTACTGACACTGACATAGCAAAGAACCTCATTAAGGATGTAAAAGACGGAGATGTATTGACTATCATGCCTAATGGAAACATCACACCGATTGATATGTCTTCTAAGAATAATGCTGAATTTCAGCAAACAGGTGATATTTGGGAAAAGAACTCAGACCAGAAAGGATTTACTTATGAAGTTGCTACTGGTGAAGCACTCCCATCAGGTACACCGTTCCGCCTCGGAGTTGTTCTATCTAACGCAGTAAACTCTCACTTCCAAATGAAACGTGAAAAATTAGGTTTGTTCCTTAAAAAGATTGTTTCAGAATTTGTATTCCCTATATTTAAAAAGGAAAATAGCAAGGCTCACACCATCACTGTATTTGGTACAGAAGACGGCATGAATGATTTGCGTAAGGCAGCAGCAGAAATGACCTACATGCAGGTGATTAAAGACTCTCTGATGAAAGGAAATCCTATAACTGAAGACCCTGTTCTCATCAAACAGCAAATAGAAGAAGGATTTAAACAACAGTCTCACCTATTCGTAGATATTCCTGATAAGTTCTATGATGATGTTAAGCATCACATAGAACTCACTATCACAGGAGAAGAGATGGACGTAGCTGCTAAGATTGCCTCATACACGACGTTGTATCAATCACTTGTACAGGTCGGTGACCCTAGAGCAAGTCAAATCCTTGATAAGATTATGTCGCTCAATGGCGATAATCTAGAAGCAATTATCGGAGTATTACCACCTCCACAACCAATGCAGACAACACCAGAACCACAACAATCAAGTATCCCAAGTCCTATACAAGCTAACCAACCACAAACCGTATGAGCGACTTCATAAGTAAGTTAGCAAAAACGGAAGTGGGAAGGGAATTGGTGAAGTACCTTAAAGAAATAGAGATACAGCGTGCAGACATCCGTAATCTTAATGGTGTCCCTGCTGAAGTCCGAATCGACGCACTGAAGATTTGGAGGGAAGATTTACTAGACAAATTACAAGCACACTCAGGTGAAATACAAAAACCTGATATTAACGAGCATTTATGAAACCAACAACACAATACAAAAAAATGATGATGAAGGGTTTGAAAGGAAATGATGTACAAAACACCACATTTGGTATGGCTTCACAGTCAATCAAAAACAAAGGTGGAAATATACTTGATAAAACAAAATCAGTTTCTCAAACAAAATCAGGCGTAAAAAGCGAGATTGGACCTATTCAATGGGGCAAAGGTCGACAGACAAAAGTCTACCCTAAGGTAGCTAAAGGAGAATAAATATGAAGAATTCAAAAGACATGGCAACAGGCGAACTTGTAAAAGTCACTGAAAACCTAAACGTAAGTGCAAGTCGTCAATCAACAGTAATGGTTGACCCTGGTAATCTTATGGCACAAGGTGAATCAAAGGCTCGTCAAGACACCATGAACCTCACTTCAAGTGGCAAGATGATGAAACCATCAAATAGAGATACATACCAGTAGTCTCGCGGGGGTCGTGCATCCGACAAACACGATTTATTAGCTTGGCAGTAAGCATGTTCTGCCGTTAAACGCTTGATAGTAAGCATGTCCTATCACAATCGTATGGAAGACGAAAATCTTACAGGAGCAGAGCCTACCTCTGACGAACTAGACCTCGACCTTGGTCTAGACGGCACTGAGGATGTCGAGACACTCAAGCAAGAGTTGGCAAAAAAGGATGACATCATCCGCCAACAAAATGCTCGATTGAAAGAAGTGAAAACTAAACCTCGTATTAAAAGCGAATCCTACAATGATGAAGTCATAAAGGATGTCCAATATCTAAAAACATTGGAACAAAAGCGACAGTACGGTTACGAACAGGGATTGAGTCCTGAAGAAACTGACTTTGTATTTAAGTTTGCAGGCGGTACACCTACCAAAGAAGTCCTAGAGAATCCATTTGTTAAGAGTGGTCTCGAAGGTTTCCGAGCTAGTAAGCGCATCGAAAACAATACACCAGGTTCATCAAGCTCGTCTCCTGTATTCGGTGATAAGTCATTTTCTGACCTTACCGAAGAAGACCGTGCAAAAGCATTTGAATCCCGCATGAAGTCAATCAAATAGTGTTCATTAACATTATAATTTATGGCAGTAACAACAGCTCCATTTACAGCTTCGGATCTCGTAGCTGTAATTTCGGAAACTTGGACTGGTATCGTAAACGAAAAGACGTTTAACGACACAGTTCTTGCAAACTTTATCACTGACCTTTCTAGCTACGCTACAGAGGGCTCTGATATCTTTCATGTACCAAACTTGTACACTAATGCCCTCACTGTGCAGACACAATCTACACAAGGTGCAGAAGTAACTACAAGTGCGGCTACTGAAATTGACACGACCCTTACAGTAAACTTGCATAAGTACGTTGCATTTATCATCGGCGACAAGGACATGGTTCAAATCGCTGCTCGATACGATGCAAACGTAATGTACGCACGTGAAAGTGTGAAGCTCCTCACTGAAGCTCTTGAAGTTTCAATCGCAGGTCTTTGGTCTTCAATCACAACAAACGTTATCGGTGACACAGCAACTGTTCTTTCAGATGCTGAAATCCGTGCAGGTTTGTACGCTCTTGAAAACCTCAAGTACCACCTCGATGAGTGTGCGTTCTTCTTCCACCCGTATGTGTTCTGGGAACAGCTCCATGCTGTAACCAAGTATTACCAGCAATACTCATATGGTCCAGCTAATGAACCAGGTGCAGTACGAACTGGTAACTTCGGAACAGCAGGATATGCTCTTAACTTTAAGGGCTACCTCTACGGTGTACCTGTATACACAACTTCTAATATCGTTTCTGGTCTTCAGACATACCGAAACCTTCTTCTCCACAAGCGAGCATTTGGTTTTGCAGTCCAGACTAAGGGAGGTAATAAAGTTCGTGTACAAATGGAAAATGCTATTCGTAACCTCGGTATGCTTACAGTTGTGGACATGGTCTACGGTGTTGCAGTCCTTCGTGAAGAAGCATCAGTGCTCTTGAACGCATCATCTGCGTTTATTAACTCATAATCGAGTTTATCCACAGAGCCCCTTATGGGGGCTTTTTGGTTTGTGATATACTTTTATATATGAAACCTAATCAAATAGAACCGCCAAAGAAGATATTTTTCTTTGAAAGAGAAGATGGAAGCATCTTTCACGTAGGAGAACGTGAGGCATGGGCAGTGTATAAGGGACATAATCAAACAGTTGGTATATCACGACCTAGACTAAAGCTTGTAGGAGTTTCTAATGGTATGAAATTCCATGAAGCAGTCATAGAAGCACACGAACTTAATAGAACAAATCCTCAAGCAGCTCTTGAAAGAATCAAAAAGGGAGAAAATGATGAATGGGAAGCAGCTAAAGGTCACATTGAAATACCTAGAGACTTTGACACCGTGGACGAGAGAGGAAGACCAGTTAGAATACAAGATTTAAGATAATTTATGCTAACAGAATCACAAATTTACAAAGAACTACAGAAAATACAAGCATCAGTACCTGAAGCATTACG